AAGATGACTTCTCTCGTGTTTAGTCTTGATTGATCACCGCACCCAGTGAGTAATTGCGTCTCTATAACTTAAAAGCTGGCGCTGCACAATGGCGCGCAAAGGTGGCACCACCATTGGTTGGCAGTGCACCATCTTCGCGCCAAAATTGGAGACCGTTTCTGGTTGCAGCGACCGCTTTAGCGTCTTGTGACCATATTTGGTTGGCAGCGACCACTTCCGCGCCTTAGTCATAAACCGTTTCTGGTTGAAAAACAGTCCAGTGATCGGTTTCGGTCGCACCCAACCGCTATTGCCAGGTATTGGGATTTACATGACCGAAAGTGGTCGATGCCAAGGGCATGACACGGGCGCAGACAAGTCTTGAAAACCGCTTACGGTAGTAAATCTGCTTACAGATACCATCTGTTCTGCACACCTGCCTGTTAGTCATCATTCAATCAAAGGTATGTACATTATTGTTGCCAACAACAATCTTTGAAGAATATTTTTGCAAAGGCACCAGAATCGATGCTATTGGAAAAAACAAGTACCAGCAGAGTTAGGAATTCGCCAATACTGGTGAGAATTGGCAAAGACCAAAAAAAGACTACCAGAGCGGCATGTTATAAATGCGCAGCAAACGTTGAAGTAGCTAAATGGAGGGAAGCCCTCGTACAATAGCTGAGCTTGTGCAGCATTACAATTTTGGAGATTGCGTGCTACTTTTACCTTGTATTTTTTGCGGGGAGTACTTAACAGCTGCTGACATTGTGCACTTTGAAAGTGCCCCTCTAGCTTTACTCTGGAGATTTGGCATTCCATTTGGATGCTGCATACGATGCTGCAACTATGCAGGAATGTACGAGGCCTATAGATATTTTCAAGGCTTAATTCCTGCTGCTTGGGTAGAATGCATTACTGGTAAAACACTTTTTGAGCTGGATGTGAGGTGTGTGACCTGCCTGAGAAGGTGCAACCTGTCAGAGAAACTATCTGTTCTTTGGAGGCAAAGTGATTTTTTTGTAATAAGAAATAAATTGAAAACAGTCTGCCAAATTTGCGGGGATGCGTGGTCAGCAGCCCACACTCCCTGATATAGTATTGCACGAGGTGCCGGAGCCAGTCAGTCTGTACTGCGACGAACAATTAGAGGAAGAGGAGGAGCAACCAGCACTGTACACGCTATATACACTGTGCGGGAGGTGCTGTCAAAGACTGAAATTGACCTTTCGCGCGTTCACTCAGACTAAGATTACCTTGGAAACTCTCCTGCTTGGAGACTTAGATCTTTTCTGTCCGCCGTGTGCTGCATAGCTGATCATCATGGAATCTAAAGGTACTTCGGGAAACTGGTTTATTTTGCGTGAGGCTGATTGTAGTTCTGATGGCAGTGGTGATGAATTGGAGCTGAGCACTGAGTCTGACATTTCGGAGCTAATTGACAACTCTGAACAGTGCCAGGAAAATTCCCTCCAATTGTATCAGCAGCAAGAGAGCGAGCAACATGAGCGGAACTTGTGTATGCTAAAGCGAAAGTTTACGGGCAGCCCAAAAAAGAGACTAGATTGTGATTTGAGCCCCAGCTTTCGAGAGATTCATATAACACCTGAAAAGCACCCTCCTAAAAGGCGGTTGTTTCAGCCAGATGACAGTGGAATTGACTTGAACACTGAAAATGAAGCTGAAACTGTTGATGAAGCGGGGACTCAGGTGACTGTGTCGGCAGAGACGGCGAGTTTGCAAAGCCCGCCATTGGGGAGGAGGGAGGATCCAGAAAGATTGTTGGCTGAGGAGCTATTAAGAAGTAGCAATCGCCGCGCGGTGCAACTAGGCATTTTTAAGCAAGTGGTTGGCGTAGGGTTTGGGGAACTGACTAGACAGTTTAAAAGTGATCAGACTTGTGCGGGGCACTGGGTGTGCGCTGGGTTCGGAGTGTTAGAAGAAGTTTATGAAGCTTTTAAACAGTCTTTAAAGCCGCTAGTTACGTATTATAATGTATCTCGGTTTCCTTTTGAAAAAGGGTCTGTGACTTTAATACTGGCTACTTTTAAAGTTAACAAGAGTAGAGCAACTGTGCAAAAGCTAATGAAAACGTTGCTACAAGTGGAAGACTACATGGTGGTCAGTAGTCCGCCTAGACTTCGGAGTGCAGTGACTGCATGCTTTTGGTTTAGGCGAGGCTTTACCTCTACATGCACAACTTATGGTGAGATGCCTGAATGGCTGAAAAAGCAAATACTAGTGTCACATCAGTCTAAAGAAGAGGCTACTTTTTCTTTAACAGCTATGGTGCAGTGGGCATGGGATAACGAAGTGTGTGACGAGGCAACGGCAGCATACGAGTATGCAAAGCTGTGCAATGATGACAGTAACGCAGCAGCTTTTTTGAATAGCAATAACCAGCCAAAGCATGTGAAAGACTGCATAGCTATGGTCAGGATGTACAGGACTGCTGAAATGCGTGGTATGACTATGTCAGCTTGGATTTCTAGACGAGCTAAAAAAATTGTAGGAGAAGGAAGCTGGAAAGACATTGTGAACTTTTTAAGATATCAGTCTGTGGAAATGCCAGTGTTCATAGGATGCTTGAGAGCTTGCCTGAAAAAAGTGCCCAAGAAAACGTGCCTAGTTATTGCTGGTCCTTCAGACACGGGGAAGTCTACTTTTTTGCTGTCTTTGATGCGGTTTATGCAAGGTGCGGTGCTCAGCTTTGTGAATTATAGGAGCCATTTTTGGATTTCGCCATTGGCTCATTGCAAGGTGGCGCTTATTGATGACGCCACACCTCAGTGCTGGGACTACTTAGACACGTATATGCGGAATGCATTAGATGGGACTGAGATTTCATTAGATTTGAAACATAGGAACCATCAGCAGATAGTGTGCCCTCCACTGTTTATCAGTACTAACTGTGACCTGCAGCAAGAGGACAAATGGAAATATTTACGTAGCAGGCTGTCTTTGTTTACTTTTGCAAACAAGTTTCCTCTCGATGACTCTGGAAACCCACTGTATGTGCTAAATGAAGCTAACTGGAAAGCTTTTTTTCTCAGGCTATGGTCTCATTTGGAGCTAAGCGACCAGGAAGAGGACAGTGATGGAGAAGCTAAAAGCCCGTTTAGACGAGCTGCAGGAAGAGATTCTTAGCTATATAGAGAATGACAGCACAGACTTGCAGGAACAGATAAAGCATTGGAACGCCTTGAGGAGAGACTATGTCACGCAATACTATGCGCGCAGCAAGGGGCTAACGACTGTGGGAATGCACCCAATATTGCCTCTTGCAGTGTGCAAAGAAAAAGCCAAGAAAGCCATTGAAATGTCTATGGTGCTCACGTCGCTGCAGCAGTCAGCATTTGCACAAGAGCCTTGGACACTATCAGACACAAGTCAGGAGCTCTGGAAGGCTCCCCCTGAGCTGTGTCTGAAAAAACATGGTAGTACAGTGAGGGTTATATTTGATGGAGACGCAAAAAATGAAATGCAGTATACAAACTGGGAAAGGATTTACTATGAGACTGCAGAGGGATGGCACATGACCAGTGGACATGTGGAGCACAAGGGCATATATTATTGGCGAGACTGTTGTAAACGTTACTTTGTGGACTTTTCTAAAGAGGCTGATAAGTATGGTAAACAAGGTGTGTGGGAAGTTATTTACCAGAATGTGACTTTTTCTCCTGTTGATTCTGTTAGCTCAACAACCGAATGTGACGGTGAACGTGAATGTGAACGTGAACATCAACATTGGAGACCGGAAGAAGAAGGAAGAGACGTCGACTGGAGACAGACTGAGCCTCTATGTGAAAGACGTGCCGACAGACACGGACAGCGACAGCGACAACGACGAAAACGAGACCTGTCCCCCAGTGCCGCCACCAACCAACGGCCACCACGGAGACAGCGACCCCCACCCGAAGAAGGGGAAGAGGGACAGGTCGCCGCAGAGCCTGACGGAGAAGAACAGGTCCGACAAGTCGCAGCCCAAGAAGAAGCCCACCTCGGAGGACTTGGACCTGGACCTGAAGGCTTAGGCCAGGCACCGCGGAATCGCAGGCCTCCAGTTCATCTGCCTGTCAATCCAGCAGCTGATATTCCTATCCTTTTTTTGCACGGCCCGCCTAACTCGCTAAAGTGCTACAGGTATAGGGTGCTTCGCAACTATAGCGGCTTGCTTTTAAACATATCTAAGTGCTGGTCTTGGGTGCGAGGGGAGCAACATGAAGCAAGAGTTACAGTAGCATTTAATAACACCGCGCAAAGACAACAATTCCTGCAGACTGTCCCTTTTCCCCCTAACATTTCTTATTCTTGGGGCAGAATTTCTAGCCTCTAGCTAATACTAACACACATGGCTCCTTTGCGACGCCGCAAAAGAGACACTGCAGAAAATATATACCGCAACTGCAAACCATGGGGGACATGTCCTCCTGATGTAATAAATAAAGTGGAAGGCACAACAGTTGCAGACCAAATATTGAAGTATGGCTCTGGTCTCACTTACTTTGGGGGCTTAGGCATAGGCACAGGCCCGGGAGGGGGAGGGCGTTTAGGCTACCTACCCCTGGGAAATCGCCCAGCAGGACGCCCTGCAGTACCCTTCTACAGGCCTCAGCCTCCAGTTGGAATACCTGTAGAAACAATCCCAGAGATAGTCGGTGGGGACGTCGTAGACGCAACAGCAGACAGCATTGTTCCTCTGCTAGAAGATGTGACCAGAGACATAGACGTTGCTGTCACTAGTGGGGGGCCTACTGCCCAGCCTGGGCCTACTAGGCCTAATTCAACTGAGATAAGTCTGCTGCCCCCTACTCGAGACGTCACTGTCACTCAGTCCACACATGAAAACCCCATGTTTGACCCAATTACTGTGAGTGACACACACATGACCCAGTCTGTAACAGTTGAATCAACCAGTGTGGGCACATTTATTGGAGAATCATTTGAAGGCACTGTGCAAGAGGAAATCGAGCTGCATTCTTTAGGGGGTGGAGGGGCCTCTAGCACGCACGGCAGCACATTCAGTGAGACAATTGTTGACGAGACACCTTTTAGCAGCAGCACTCCTAGGTCTGGGGTGCAAGTGACTACTCGGTTTGGTGGGTCAAAGGTGAGTGCATACAACCGGCGGTTTGTGCAAGTTGAGGTCTCAAATCCACTGTTCCTTTCTGAGCCAGAAGTGCTAGTACAAGCTGGTGCACCCCGCAGTGTTGCAGACACATCCCTAACATTTGACAGTGGTGGTGACGACTTCACGCCTGCACCACATGCAGACTTTCAAAACCTGCGTAAGCTAAGCCAACCCTACTACACACAAGGACCATCAGGTCATGTACGTGTGAGCCGTTTAGGGCAAGAAAGCAGCATCGAAACAAGAAGTGGCCTTGTCATTGGACCACAAAAACACTACTACCACGACCTCAGCACAGTTACGAATGCAGAAGAAACAGTTGTCTTAAATGTAGACACTCCCTCCATTACTGTAGGGCAAGGCCCACCTGACAGCTATGAAACCATTAGCCTTTCTAGCCTCTCGCAGTACAGTGACAGCGACCTCCTAGACATAATAGAGCCTGTAGGTGAGGACCTGCACTTAGTGCTGGGTGGGACACGTCGTAAACCACCTGCTACTGTTCCTGTTAGTTTAAGTGGCTGGTCTGCAGTCCTAGGGTCTGTCACTGTTGATTATAGCAGCAATGACAATTCAGCGGGGGAGCATCCAGACACACCTGCAGGCATGCCTGCAATTCCAGTATCCCCTGCAGTGTCTTTAGGAGGTGCAAACTACTGGTTGGAGCCTAGTTTGATAAAAAAGAAAAGGAAAAAGAAACGTCTCATTTAATTTTGCAGATGGCCGTGTGGGTGCCCAATGGGAAGTCATTCTACTTGCCTCAAAGTGCAGTCACTCGCATACTCAGTACGAACGAATACGTCCAAGGAACTGGACTTGTCTTCCATGGCTCTAGTAACCGACTCTTATGTGTAGGCCATCCATTTTATGAAACTCAGCGTCCAGATGGCAGCGTGAAAGTGCCTAAAGTGTCCTCCTCCCAATACCGAGTCTTTAAAGTTTTACTACCTGACCCCAACAAGTTTGTTTTTTCTGAGCCTAATTTGTATGATCCAGAATCTCAAAGACTAGTATGGAAGTTGAGAGGGCTTCAAGTAGACAGAGGTCAACCCCACGGAGTATGGGTCACTGGTCACCTTCTGATGAACAAGCTAGACGACACAGAAAACTTAGGCAGGCAAGGGAGTGATCCTGCAGGAAGAGACAAAGACTCACGAGTTAATATGGGTCTAGAGCCTAAGCAAATGCAAGTGCTTATAGTAGGGTGCAGGCCACCTTGGGGAGAGCACTGGGGAGTAGCAAAAAAATGTGCCTCCGATAATGCTGACCCTGACAAGTGTCCTGCAATTGAACTAAAGTCTACCATCATAGAAGACGGGAACATGATGGACACTGGGTTTGGAAATTTAGATTTCCGCAGCCTTCAAGAAAACAAAGCAGATGCTCCCATAGACATTTGTCAGTCAATCTGCAAATACCCAGATTTCATTAGAATGTCTCAAGAAACATATGGTGACCATATGTTCTTCTGTGCCAAACATGAGCAAATCTACCTCAGACACTACTTTTCAAAAGCTGGAAAAATTGGAGAGGAAGTACCCAAAACTCTGTACGTGCCGCCACAACCTGACACTGTCAATGGCACTGTTAATTTCTGGGGCAGTCCAAGTGGGTCAATGGTTAGCTCCAACAATCAGTTGTTCAACAAGCCGTACTGGGTGCGGCAAGCTCAAGGCCATAATAACGGTGTTTTGTGGAACAATCTAGCATTTATAACTGTAGGGGACACTACCCGGGGCACTAATTTCAACATTTCAGTGCTAGATAATGGTGCACAGCCATATAAAGATAGCTCCTATGCAGAATTTCTTAGGCATGTAGAAGAGTTTGACATTCAGATCATCGTAGAAGCCTGCATAGTGGACCTCACCCCTGAGATTGTCAGCTTCATCCATCAAATGGACCCCACTATTTTAGACAACTGGAACCTCGGCATTCAAGCAGCTCCAGACAGCTCACTGTGGGAAACTTACAGATACATCTCATCTTTTGCAACCAAATGTCCCGACCAAGTACCAAAGCCAGAAGCTCCAAAAGACCCGTATGAGAAGCTTTCCTTTTGGACTGTTGATTTAAATGAAAAATTGTCACAAGATTTAACCCATTTCCCCCTAGGTAGGCGATATCTTTTCCAATACACTGTGCGCCCCCCTAAAAGCGCTGTAAAGCGTAAAGCTGCAAACAACAGTGGCCTAAATTCCAGCAAACGTAGGCGAAAATTAAACAATAAATAA